CGGGCATTTTATGAAACTTATTTTTTACATCGTATTCGTATGTTTGACAGCCTGTAGTTGCTGCAAGAATTAAACATACCCAATAGATTACACCTAGTGTAATAAAAAATTTAGTTACCCATTTAAATGTTTTTTCTTTCATTTCTTTTTCCTCTTTTTAAATATATCATGTAACCAAGGGAATGTTGGTTCACCATAATCTTGCTTTACTTCAAATCCGTTATAACATTTATTAGGCTCATTAGAAAAGTTCTTTTGATTCCAAGCTCCCGATTCAACATTAACAGTTTTGTTATGATGTTTTACTGCATCGTGTTCACTTAGATCAACTTCGATTCTTTCGCCTTTCATGCCACGAAATACTACTTTCTTTTTATTAGTGTTTGTCATATCCGTACATTGACCATTTCGGTTTAGTAATTTTTAAAAATACGATGGGTTTAAAAAAAGAATCAAACACATCTTTCTTATCTGATAATTTATCACATTGCTTTACTTTATTTACTATGGTATCTATGTCTTTATGCAACCATTCACCATAGAACTTGACACAATCTATAACATTATCCCATTTTCTATTATAATTATCGCTTAACAAAACACTCTATCCATATTATCATTATAGTAACAACTGTGATACTAAATTCAAATGCATGTTCTTCTAACCAGTTCCATATTTTTTTCATTCTTCTATTTCTCTTTTATGTCGTTTTTTGATTTCTTCTCTGCGTTTATCTCTATGAACTTGAGTCCTTGAACCCATAAGTCCTTTAGAATTTTTTCTTACGCTATATTTTGAAATCTTTTTCACTTAAAATAATCTTGCCGTTGTGCTTTTAACAATGTTACGATTAATTGCTTCTGCTTGTAATTTTTCTTTCAAAGGGCCTTTCTTTACAAGTTTAGCAACATCTTCTGGCTCTAGTTCTAGTTCTTTACAAATCTCAACTATTGCTTCAGTATAAGTCATAGAATCATGTTCTACCAAAAAGTTTGCTTTTTCACTTAACGTCTTTGGTGTCAATACTGGCTCTACTATTTTTACAGGGCTACTACTTTTTGCCATTGTTTTTCTCCAAGAAAGTTTTACGAGCTTTTGCACCCTTCTTAAATCTTCTAACTGTACTTGGATGTGCGTACTCATAAGTTGCAATCTCATTTGTTAGAGTAGTAATCTCCTCTACTGATTTTGCTTCTTTAACACGCTCGATAATACCTTTTGGTTTTTCTATTACTTTTTCTTCTGCCACTCTATTCTCCTTATATTTTTAGAACTTCAATGTTTGCATTTTTATATCTGTCGTGACCTTCTTTTATAGTACTAACAGATTTTAATTTTAAATCTTCTTCTTTTGTAACAACGGTGTAAGAACCGTAAGTATACATATAATCTTTTAGTTGTTCTAAAGTCCAACCATCATTTAACAAAGCTTTCTTTACAATCGAAAGAGGATACTGATGTTCGTTAATGTATGCAGACTTACCATTTACTCTAGCATAACAAGCTTGTTTATGTGTCATACCTTCTTTTCTAAAATCATTGTAAACCTTGTATGCTTCTTTACTCCATCTTTTACAACCGTACCTAGAGGTTGGTGAACTTTGACCAATGTCTTTATCTTCAGATGTAATAATGTTTGATGCAATTCTCAATGTCTTATCAATCACACATTCTTTTGTTCTATATGGCGTATACTTAACATTAGCCATATCGTGTGTTAGTTCTAATAATTCGTCTGTAGTTTTTTTCCAATCAGCCACTAAACTTCTCCATCATAAAAAATGCTACAATGATTCCTAAGAGACAAGTATTGAGCCATGCTAAAAATAGCAATGTACTCATTCTCATATTATCAACTTGACCTATATGTGGTGTTCCCATAACTATCTCCTATTTCACATACACTATTGTGCAGTTTTCATTGACTCGACCATTCACTGCTGTCTTCTTTACTTTAGGACTCATTGCCTTTTCAATTGCTTTAGGGTCTTTGCCTACAAATGCATGAATCGCAGTTTTCCTTACTGTGAATTGATAACTCTTAGTTTCATCGAAGTCTTTTATACTTGTACCTTTGACAGAAAGGCCAGACCTACCAACTGCGTAATAGACTTGAAGTTTTCTTGTTTTCTGATTCCAAATAATCGTAACAACTGAGCCAGGAATCTTCATTGCTGATACTTTAGAATTTTCTTTGTCATAGTTCAACTTAGAAACTTGTTGAAGAGGTGGTTTAACTTTCTTAACTCTTACTACAGCTTTAGTATGTGCTTTCTTATACTTCTCAACATCATCTTTCATCTTCTCAAAGCTCTTGAGCCACTTGTTAAGTTCTCGTTTAGTAAGAAAAGAATATCCTTCAACAGCTTCTTCATCTTCACCCGATTGTGCAGATTTCAATTCATCAATATATGCATCTAACCAAGTAATAACAAACTGACAACCTTTTGCTGGAATGTTTGAACTACCTAGTAATGATGAAACATTTATTGGTTCTATTGTTTTTGTTTCAATCCAATCATCTAGTGCCCAATCAATTACAGCAATGACGTTCTCATATACTTTATTTTCAAGTCGTTTCATTGGTGGAATTGGTTTTTCTTTTGGCTTCTCTTCAATTTTTGATTCTAATTTTTTATGTGCTGAATGAATTCGAGAAGCTTCTAAAGCTTTTGCAATTTCTCTTTTCACATAATCGGCATGGTCTTTACTACCATGAACTGCCGGCATACCCATCGAAAGCATTCGACAAAGTTTTCCAGCTGTTGATAATGTAATTTCTTTTGGTAGATTACGAATAAGTTTAATATCTTCTTTTCCATAATCATTGTTAACCATCCATTCCATAGCAAAGTTTAACATATCGCCACGGTCTAGATAATACTCATAGAATCTCAATGCATCTAACATTCGATTCTGTAATTCAACTGCATCTAATTTATTAGCATCGTCCCACAGTGGTTCGGGGCCCGTATGCTTTTCATCATGTGCAATAACCATACCATTCTTTTTGAATTTGTCTTTTGACATATTACCTCTTTCTTATTTGTAAAATATATGTAAGCCAATCTTTACTGTGCGAGTAAGAGAGTCGGCCCAATAAGGTCGGACATAATCGGCGTGATAGTGATCCGCACCCATTGTATAATTAGTTTTAGGGTCTTCATAAGCTATTTTCATTGCTTCATTCCAACGTGGATGTTGGGAAGCTTTTTCAACGGCAGACATAATATCTTTTCCGTTCCAACAAGAAAATTGTTTTGGAGCTAAACATACCTCTGAAAAAGATTGATTCTTTTCAATAGCTCTATTATAAATTACTTCATAAACTGCTTCAAGAGAACCTTCGTAATATTCTCCACCAGCTTCCATAATTAGAGTGGCAGCAACGATTGTCTGATCATAATCTGCTTGAACAAAACAAACAAACCCAACGAGGATTCCCAATATTAAAATTATTATTCTCTTAATCATAGGTATATTATTCCAAATAGCTATGGCGATGTCAAGACTTATTTTCGAGGATCGGAGCCAAAATATACATACTTTCCGAAATATTCATCGAATTTATTGAGTAAATCTCCATAATCTCCGTTCATATATACTTCATTAAGTTCATTTTGAATAGGCTCATAATCCATATCTGTCCAAAGGCCATATTGTTTAGCCAGAGTAAGAAGCATTGTTATTGCATCTATTTTCTCTGGCATGTGTTTTAAATCTACTTTTACTTTTTCAATCAAAGCCATCAATAACCCCAATCGTCAGTTTCAGTGTTTAGATTTAAATCTGCATTTCCATTTGTCATCAGATTCATTTCATCTTCGATGTCATAAATGGAAGGTGGGAGGCCAAACCCGCCACCTTCATATTCGTTACTATTATCTTTATTCGGATCAACCATTTTTCTCCTTACGCCAATCTTTTAGCAACTTTACCTTTAACACCATTTGCATCTGTAGACGTAAATGTTTCCCAGCGTTGATTTTTAGCTTTCACACCAGTTGGTGGCGTTAATGCTTCAACACCTGCTACGAAAAAAGCTTTACCAACTTCTGTCGTGTACCACGGATATTTACAACTACCGTTTACTGCTCTACGTTGTTCAAACGCATTCAATTCGTCACAGTTTAATGCTACTGCTACATTTCCCATAATATACCTTCTTTCACTTTTCGTTTTTAATTTTTCTAATTCTATCTGCTGTTTTATTTTTTAGTTCCCACATTCGAGTTCTAAATTCTGTATCGTGTGCTGAATAATAATCGACTTCTCTTATTGTATTAACAATCTCTTCATAAAATTTATTCAGCTGATTTAATAACCGTTCACTCGGTGTCATATCTTTGTAATCTTTTGACATTACATTCCCTCTGTTGCAGTGTCGTCAAACATTTCATCTTGACAATGTTGACACCACCCACTTATTGCATATTCTCTTCTAGATACTTCATCTAGAAAATAAGTAGCATCTTCTCCGCATCTTACACACTTATCAGCATGTATATATGCTCTTCGACTTTTACCACCGTTTATCTCGGTAAGTAATTTTTCAATCACGGAACTTTTTTCACTTGGTGTTGCCATTAGTCGTACCAACTTTCTTTTTTAGCTTCTTCTTTATCCCAATGCTCCCATTCATCTTCTGATATTTCGTCTTCTTTAGAAGGTTTCCTTCCATAGTTCTGTTCGAACGAAGCCACATAATTCTTTTCTAACTCCGCACCTTTTTCTTTTCCAAATACTATTGCTAAATCTTCTGCCGACATACCTATGTCTTCGCGATTATAATTATATTGTGCTTGTGTTAATGCATCAATTAAATTATTTGCTTCTTCTTTTGTTTTCGGTAAGTTCACTACTCTCATTATTTAATCCTCATCGTTAATATTCCAACTAAAACGCTCATTACGAACAACCCAATTTTCTTGCATACATTATCAATCATAATAATCCACCATATCCTCTTTAACTGTTTCAATCATACCTTCAGCATCTTTGGTAACATCGTAATCTTTTAAATCCGAATACCTCCATGCACATTCTTCACTAATATGCCAAGTCTTACCACTACCATATTGGTGTAACCAAAATTTTCCTAATACATAATCTATTAAATATCTGTGTTTCATTTTAAGCACCTACCCATCTTATTTTTATAAAATCATCACGAAGAACATTTCCTCTAGCAAAGTTTCTAGCTGGAGCTTTCCAACTTGCAGCTTTTAGAATGTCACCTTTTTTAAATTTCTTATCCTTATCAGTATTGACAATGAAGCTATGAACAGCACCATTATCATCTGTTGTAACCTTAATGTACTTTTGACCTTCTGAAAAACCAAGACCATCAGCAAATTCCTTAATCATTTCAGTATTGTTATTTAAACTAACATTTCCCCAATTTTCATAATCTTTTTTTAAATGTTCGATATATTTTAACGTACCGTCTATCACTGTTTTACTCATAATTTTTACCTTCCTCAATCATCTATATATAAATTAACATTTATTTTAGCCATTTGTCAACACTATTTTTTACTTTTTTTACCCTACTTTTTTGTAGGGTTTCTTAGTCCAACCATTTCCAAAGTTGATATCAATATACCAACCGACATCAAAGTAGTCAGTCATAATATCTGAGTGGTCGTAGTTTGCTTCTTTCGAACCAACTCCGTTCATAGCTGACTTGAGAGCATTAAGAAAGTCTCGAACGGGTTCATTGTGTTTAAAGTGGTCATCAATCCAATAAGTATTTACACTATACTCACCATATTTTTTCTCATGGGGGTGAAGTTCCCGACCCGAAATCTCTTCTAGGGAGTAGGGCCCTTCAGTGATGTTTGCTACTAAAGTCGAATGGTGACTTATTTTCAAAGTACCTTTATAACCGTACTTTTTGAAAACCTGTTTGATGAACGGTGCCATCTCTTTTTTCATTTTTTGTGATACAAATGCCATAATCTAACCAACCTTTTCTATTTTAGTTTTATCTTTCTCAATCATCTATATATAAGATATCATTAATTTTAGCCGTTTGTCAACAATAATCTGCAGAAAATGTTTATTTTATTAGCAGCTAAAAAACATATAAATAAAGGTATTATGGCACAAATCACAGTAAGGCAACCAAAAGATTTAACAGCACTCATTAATCCACCTGACACTGCTCAAAATTTTGCACATCCAAATATCGGTGGAGCAGCTGCAGTTTTAGATGCTAGTGACTCACCACTAACAATTGCTCAGATGGATACTAATTGGCAATCAGTATATCCTGTTGGTTCAATATATATTAATGCAACTGATTCAAAAAATCCTAATACTATCATTGGTTTTGGCACGTGGGAGAGCTTTAGCGAAGGTAGAATTTTAATCGGACATAATGGTTCAGTTACATCAAATCGTGATTATAATGATTCTCCATTTGTATTATCAACAATAAAATCAGTCACGAAAGCAAACAATAGTTTAAGTATAAAATTTAAAGCTAAT